AACCTGATCAAGGTCATTGCTGGCGAGTTCTGATTGGATAAGGTCTGGTACTTCCCCGCGAGGGTGAAGGACATACCTTTAATTCAATCTGAAACTCTGCCCTCGATGATCCCTGATCCTAGGACGCATTGGTTCCGCAGACTGTGGGAGAAAGCAAAGGCTAGGATCACACACCCCCTGATGTAGGAGGAATGATGAAAAGCCTTGCAAGACTCCACCAGTCCATCCTACGGGACGTAGGTTCCGTAGTTTCCGTTGACACCGCCCGAGATGAGCTCACGCTCACTCGGCGGGGCGAAGCGGAAGGTGAATCGTTTTATACGATCACCCTCCCCAGCTTTGCTAAGGCTCTTGAAGAGAGTCTTGCAGCTGGTTCGTGGCAGACAGCCCAGGCTCGATCTTTCGATCACCTGAGAGGGCTCCCCCGTTTATTCGGAGGTTTCCTTCTGCTAATCTTCGCACCAGATGGTACCATTCTGGATGACCCAGACGCGGATGCGATCTGGGCCATTCGTCAGGTTTGCTACCTGACGAGTAAGATCGAACGCGAATGCACACCCGCGAGGGTGGATCGCGCGTTCGAATCTTACCTGGACACCGACGCTTCGGTGCCAACTGATATCTCCAGTTTTGATGTTTCACATCTCTACTGGTATCAGGAAGCGGCGAAGCTGTTTCGGCCTCTCTTTGCGTCTCTCGACCGTCAGGTCGCTGAGTTTGCATTGATGCCGAAGCATGGTCCTGGTTCAGTATCAGATAGGTTGACTCATCCTGAAAGGGCTGAGTTTACCTACTGGACGGAAAGACTCGAATCGGTATTTCCATCGTGGAGATATCGATCGAACCTTCCGTTGACACTGCATCCAGAACCTGTCGAGCCCTGTGACGAGATACCCGTAAGGGTCGTCCATGTTCCGAAAACTCAGAAGACTCCTCGGATTATCGCCATTGAGCCTTCGACTGTGCAGTATGCGCAGCAAGGTCTCAAGGAGGCAATCTATGAGGAGGTCAGTCGTTCCGAATGGAACGACATTCTGGGTTTCACGGACCAGGGCCGGAACCAGAAGCTGGCGAAAGAAGCTTCGATACATCGAGGTCTTGCGACTCTTGATTTATCTGAGGCTTCGGATCGAGTTTCTGTTCCGCTCGTTGCACTTCTGACTGCAGAGTTTCCTCACCTTGGTGAGTATCTCGAAGCAACCAGGAGTAAGGTCGCAGACGTTCGGGGGGTTCATCACCCTATCCGAAAATTCGCTTCCATGGGCTCTGCTCTCACGTTCCCGATAGAGGCAATCGTCTTTACGACGATTATCATATCGGTTCTTCTTGAGAGCGGTGTTAAGGTGCCCAATGCCCGTAAGCTACGGGATTTGGTGTCCGTGTACGGTGATGACTTGATAGTCCCCACCGTTCACACCAGTGCTGTCATCGAGCGGCTTGAGGCCTTTGGCCTCAAAGTCAATCGATCCAAGTCTTTCTGGACTGGAAAGTTCAGAGAGTCTTGTGGAGAAGAATACTACGACGGCCATGAGGTCTCCGTAGTTCGACTTCGCCATGAAGTTCCTTCTTCTCCGACAGATGATGCAACGCTCATTGAATCTTTTGCCTCTTTCCGAAACCGGGCTTACTCAGCCGGTCTTTGGAAGACTGTCAGGCTCGCAGACGAGATCTTATCAAAGATCACGCTGTGGCGTGCAGTCCCTCGGGCAGAGATCCACATCGCGAAGGTATCCTTCTTGCCCCCTGTGGCTCCGGATCGGATTCATCCGACCCTTCACCGCGAGGAGTGGAAGGTACCGTTCGTAAAGACCAAATCGGTTGATTACCGATATGATGGTCATTACGGATTGTACGAGTGGTTCCGACAGAAGCGCAGCGTGCGCCCTGTCGGCGACTATGAGCGCCAAGAACGTCCTGTAGCGTCACGGATTCTCTACAGGTGGTCTCCTTCCTATTAGGGATGGGGATACGTGCAAGGACTGCACGTATGAGGGGCTCCTACTAACGTAGGGGCTTGGGAAGTACTTCTGTGTGGCAGACTTCCGTCAACCAACACAGAGG